AATATATGCAGCAGATGCTAATTTAGCTATGCTGCGATTCTATCTTAGATTCTACCGTGAAAGTATACGGCACATTACTATTAAGCAAGAGCAACATGCACTTGCGCTAATATCTGAAGTAGGTTCTATGCTGAACGGCTGGATTAAGAGCAAAAAGGGCAACTGAGGTTTTGCCGCGCTTCGCTAACTTTGGTGGGAATTGGAACAACGGTTCCAAATCAGGTTCTCGTTATGTCAATACGAATACCTCATCGAATTCGAATACGAATAATGGCGGTCGCGGCGTCTGTGACGACACCTAGCAACACGCTCTGCACTTACCACTTGGCGGTGCAGGCAGATCATACAGAGTGGTCAGCTTGGTTGTCCTGCTTCGGCAAATACACTTAGGGGTCTGGTAGAACGTAGAGTAGCAGAAAGCGAAATACGGAGCCAGTTTTTAATAATATGGGTAAGAAGTACAAACGTCTTTTTGAGCAGATTATCTCAGAAGACAATTTCTACTCGGCTTTCCTGAAGACTAGGAAAGGCAAGCGTAAGTCAATGAGTTATCTTGACTTCAAAGAGTACGGCCAGCTTAACTTAGAGATGCTCAGGCAAGAGGTTGCTGCTGGCGAGTATATTAGAGCAGAGTTCAGAGAGTTTTACGTTTATGATCCGAAAACTCGTCTTATCTCTGGCCTTCCTTTCAGAGACAGAATAGTACAACATGCTATTAACAATATCATAGAGCCGATACACGAAAAGACTTTCTTGCCCTACACTTTTGCTTGTAGACCCGACAAAGGGTCACACGCTGGTGTAAAGCATGTACAATCAGTTCTTAGGAAAGGCAAGGCTACACACTTTTTGAAGACTGATTTCAGCAAGTATTTTCCATCTATTGACACGACTTTGCTGTACGAACTGCACGAAGCAAAGATAAAATGCCCACAGACATTGGCCTTGATGAAAAGCATTACTCCAGAGGGGCAAGTTGGGATACCGATAGGTAGCCTAGCTAGTCAGTTGAATGCTAACTTGTTTGGTACGCTGGTAGACAACTTTGTTCACCACGAATTAAAACCAATAGCTTGGGCGCGTTACATGGATGACATGGTTCTTCTTGGCGATGACCCAAAAGAGCTTAGGGCCATGAAGGAGGCTATGGAAGTTTTCTGTGCTAAAAACATGAAAATGCGATTTAGTAAGTGGCAGGTTGCTCCCATAAACAGGGGTATAAACTTCTTAGGCTACAGAATATGGAAGAACCACAAGTTGATGCGTAAGCAAAGCGTTACATCAGCAAAGAGGAAGATCAAGGCCATGAGGGACAGGGGCGATCAGGTTGCGCTAAATAAGTTCCTAGCAGCATGGACAGGACATGCAAGATGGGCAGATGTAAACAACTTATTCTCTACATTGGAGATTAGCTAATGACAATGATTATTAACACACGCGCAGACTTAGATGCGGCACCAGAGGAAGTTCGAGAGAAGTTTATTGAACGTTTGGCCGCTTCTATTCACAAGTATGAGTGGGATGGCAGTGATTGGGTACTTGTTGAGGACGACAGTTCCATTGCTAAGTTCGCCTTTACAGTTTCCGACTTCCCCGATGCGCCTGTCCCAGAAAAGCCTGACTACAACCCCGATCAGCGTGCGGTTGAACAGCAGGCCAAAGAAGTCCGAACCCAGCGTGACGCGCTTCTGGCTGAGACTGATTGGACACAGGTTGCTGATGCGCCTGTAGACGCTGCGGCATGGGCTACCTACCGTCAGGCTTTGCGTGACGTACCGCAGCAGGCTGGTTTTCCAGAGGAGGTGACATGGCCAACGAAACCGTAGAAAGTCCAATCGGCGCCTCTGTCGATTCGCCTTGCGTTGACATCTGCAAACTAGATAGCGACTTCGTATGTGAAGGCTGTGGGCGCACAATTGAGGAAGTGTTGAAGTGGCCTGAGTATACAGACGAGCAAAAGTTAGCGGTCCTCAACAGATTATTCGACAATAAAGGGTAGGCAGATGGAGCCAGTCGTCATTATCAACATTATCATGTCTTTAGTGCTAGTGCTTATTGGCTGGTTTATGCGCGTGATGTGGGACAGCATTAAACGTCTACAGACAGATATGAGTGAACTTGAAAGACATGCCTCTGAAACCTACGTCCGTCGTGATGACTACCGTGATGATATGGCTGAGGTAAAATCCATGCTGCGCCAAATCTTTGACACTCTGAACGGCAAGGTGGATCGGTAATGGGTATCTGGTCTGGTGTTGTCTCTGCTGTAGCCGGGATTGCTAAGTCTTGGATAGATAGCAAGAAGGCTAAGTACGAAGCTGAGAAGACTTTTCAGATGAAGATGGCTGAGATGGAGGCCACTTGGGACTTGATTGCTCTGCGGCAAGCACAGTATAGCCTCAAGGATGAGATCATCACCGTCATCATCTTCTTTCCGCTGGTTGCTTGGTGGTTTCCGTCTCTGAGGCCACAGGCGCTTGCGTGGGCAGAGTTTGTCACTACTATGCCATACTGGTATCAGATGGTCATGTTCGGCATTGTAGCGGCCTCTTTCGGCCTTCGGTGGTGGTTTGGAAAGCAAGGGTTCAAAGTTAAGGGGAGCAAATAATGGCTATCCCAAAGACAGCAGAGAAAAGCCTCAAAGAGAAGGCTGAGAAGTCCAAGAAGTATTCCTTGACCACGCTCAAGAAGGTGTATGAGCGAGGCCAGGGCGCATACCTCCAATCAGGTTCTCGGCCAGGTGTCACTATGGCAGCTTGGGCTATGGGCCGAGTCAACAGTTTTCTTCGTGGCAGCAAGAAACACGACACCGATCTTCGGAAGAAGAGTTAAGTTATGGCTAAGAGACGTAAAGTCCGTAAGGATAAAAAGACAGGCTTGCCCAAGAAGTATCTTAGCGGTGTTACTGGTTCACGTCGCGCTCAACTGGCTCAAGTCACCAAACGAATCTCTAAGCTGTACAAGGAAGGTAAGAAGATTCCGCAGAGTCTGATTGACCGCAGAGTAAAACTAGGCAGGAAGAAATAAAAAGCCCGGCGCTAAGACCGGGCAAAATTAGGACCGTTATTTAACCCGCTTCGGCGGGTTTTCTTTTGTCTATAGATAAGGCTCAATCTTCATAAACCTTCCGTAGTTCTGCTCTTTCAACTGCGACTTGACTTTCTCGAAGTCGCCACCGGCCAGTAACCTTGCGTTGTCGGCAGCCCGAGTCTTAACCTGCTCTGCGTAGTTACTGTCGAGCAGTTCTACAGCGGCTTGTACTCGATCATCATTGTCAATAGCATGGAGCATCCCCTCAAACTGTAGCAAAGTTGGTACACCGAGATTGAAAGCCATGTCAATCAAAACAGTCTGTTCGTCTTGATCGCACATCGGAAACATCGCAAGGTTCTGCTCTAGCTCCTCTGTGTGCTTTCTGATGTCTCTGACTAGCAAGTCCTCAAAGAACATCTCAGCGTTTACAGTGCTTTTGAACTCGACGTTGCTGAATAGCTTGAGGACTTCCATGACATCTAGTGGATTATCCTCTAGGTTCCTGCCATACCCTACAGTCCACTTGCCTACAGTGTCTTTGTAAGGTGTGATCTTGAAGCCCTCGTGGCTTTTGATGCGCTCTATAAGTTTATCGCTGATCGTCATTGTCATCGTTGCCTCGACCATTCAACAGGTGCATTAAGAGATTTTGTGCGTACTCTTGGCGCCGCTGCTGGGCGTAAGCAGCATAGGCTACTAGCAACGCCCATATTAAAAGCGGTGTGAAGACCGCAATCCAAGGCCAAGCAATGTGGCCTGTTAGCTTCAGCCCAATCAACATCAACGTTAGTGCTTGTAGAAATAACATTGCTTACTCCTGAAGATTGTCAATCAGTCTGCCCAAATACCAATATGCCTTTTCCAAATCCTCAATACCGTTCTTGTACCGCTCACGCCATAGGTATTTAAGGCAGTTGCCCTTGAAGTAGCCACGCATCTCTTCTGGAGTCAGGGCCTCTTCAATAGCTTCAATGCACTCAATGCTGCCAGTGTTGTAGTGACTTGGGCTGTGTACCTTGTCACCCCTATCTAGCGCATCACTAAAGGCTTCCTCAAAATCCTCATCAAAAGTGTAACCATCATAAAGGCCATTGGCATTTGCCCATTCTGCTATCTCATCTAAAGCCTTTTCTTGGTCCAACTTAGCAGCAGCCCTTTCGTTAATAACGTCAGGGTCATAATCGGCCAATAGTTCGTCAATGGCTCGCTTGCGGCTAACAGCCGGGCCGCTCTGATGCGTGATACGCCACACTAGCGGGTCTTCTGTCTGTAAGCCACGATCCTCCCGTGGCACACGGTCATAATCTTCCTCTGGACAACCCATCAGCTTGTTCTCCCACATGAACGTATCGTCGGTGTAGTATTTAGACATTGACCAACTCCTTCCAAGATACTGGTGCCACATCTCGGCACTGATTGTAAACCATCTCTGCAAGATCACGGATTTCTACCTGAGCATCAGGCTGCATCCGCTCGTTGCAAAGTCGAGCATACGCATACAGGCTTGCTGTTTCAACCCAGCTAGTCTCTGTGCCTTGTGGCAGTACCATACGCGCTTGCTCAGGCGCTACGCCGTCCTCAATCATTTTGTTGTAGAACCTCAAACTGCGGTCTACCAAGTCCTTGTAGTCTTTATCCCAAAAGTGAGAATCTTGGTGTACACTTCCACTACCCTGCTT